GCTCCGACCTTCTTTGCTCCAGTGGCAAGAAGGCCCGCTCCGGTCCAAGTTGACGGGTCCATAAGAAGCCCGCGCGCCATGCGCCACGCCCCAGAGGCGGTAAAGTCAGGCAGCTTCTCGTACTGGTCAAAAAGATATGTCCAGTCCTTCGCAAGATTCCGCGAACCAGATGCCATGATTCTCGCAAGCTGCGCCATCGTGCCGGGCCGTATCTCAAAACCGGCGACTTCAGCGGACACTGGGTTAGCAAAGTTATATACAAAATCGCCCATGATATTTATGCCGTAGCGATGGGCTTCATCGTCGGTGCCGCTGAAAGGCTTTCCTTGCATCAATTCATAGATGCTCTTAGACGAGCGGATGAACTTGTCATCAAAACGGAGGTCTTCTTCCATGATTTCAGGCGAGTCTGAAGATGTAGCCACGGTCGCCCGTTGCTTGAGATCGTGCATTTCCGCAAACAGATCGCTCATCGTGAAGTTTCCGCAGCTCGTAGATGAGCCTTCAGTCGTTGAATGTACTCAATTACTTGTGCTTTGTAATCTTTGTTCCTGTATTCTTTTTTCCCAAGCCCTTCAATATATTCGTCTATATTTGAAAGTGTAATAGCGTCCACGTTTATTCCGTTCATCCCTTGAGCCTTTAATTCTTCAGAAAGTCTTTCTCGTGCCGTGGAAACAAGCTCAGACTTTTGGTCTTTTATGCCTTTCTCCACATATTTTTTAGCAAATTCTGTCATTGTGATAAGATCGGCACCTTTTTTAGCGAGGTCCTGTTTCTTCGCCTCAAATTCCGATTCCATTCTTGCAAAAACCCTAGCGGCCTTGAGAGAATTATCGGAATTTGCATATTGTACATTTGGGAAAACACCAGCGCTTTCGGATATGGTCCTTTTCGCCTTTGCCCTATCTTTGTCAAAAGATTTCAAATAATCATCCCTCAACTTATTCTTCGTTGCTGGCGTAAGGCGCAATTCGTCCATTCTCTTTTGTAGGGAATCCAGACTCGGAATCTGGCCAAAATCTATCAGTCGGTCCAATTCGCCAACTACAAATGGGTCATCTTTTAGCTCTTCAGCCTTACCCCTTGCCGCCGTTTTATACTGGTCTTGAGATACATCACCTATCGCCGCAAACCCGTTGAGTTTCTCCATTACGGACTTATGCTCTGGACTTCCGGGAGGAAGCTGAATAGCTTCTACAAGAAGGGCATTGACTGCATTCTTTCGAGAGTCTTTGACTTTCTGGTCTTCGACCTTTTTTGCTTGGTGCAGTTCGGCTTCCTCAGTGCGGACCTCTGAACGCACCTTTTTTTTCTGATCTTCGTCAAGCGCATAGTACAGTTTCGTGTAGCGACCGAAATCACCACGATCCACATTTACAGCGTCTGGGTTTTCACGCGCGAACTTGCGAAGAACCTCTATGCGCGCGCTGTCAACAGCCTTGTTGAAGTCAATCTCCGACTGCCTTATCAATTCTGGATCATTAGTCGCAATAGCGGCATCCCGCATTACGCGGCGCAGATTCTCGATTCTAACGACAGATTCCGGAATCTGCCGCCCGTTGATGGTTACAGTATCGCCAGCATCACTTTCAAAGATGCTCGTTAATGCATCCGGAATGTTGGCTTTTACGCTGTCATAGGTTGCAAGTTTAGCGACACGATCCAGCTTGATCTTCTTTTCAAGCATCGTCCGGTACAGCGGCGCAGCCATCGTGGTTGCGCTTGCGCTGAAGGCATAAGCCTTTTTCGGATCAACGGAGCCGAGCAATTCAGCCCCGCCTTCGATCATTGCATTGATCTGTTCTTTGGTAGAAACAATGTCAAATTCTTCGCCAGCATTTACTCTGGCCGAGACACCGGCAAGATATGTCTGCATCCGGCCTTCTAGTTCTGTCTTTAGCTGGGTAACAGCAGTAGCCCTTGAGGCCGCGCCAAAGATCGTGCCGGGATCACCGACAATCTCATCAATGTCGCGCCCTTCCGCAAGAGCCGCGCTAACTTGCTCTGATGTAATCGGGTTATCAAATCGGAACTTTGCCCCTTCAAGTTCCGCCTGTTTTGCCATTTTCTCAAACGCAAACTGAGACACCTTGTCCAGCGCCCGAGAAAGGGACTCATAGCCGCGCGCCTCCGCCGAGGCTGCTGCGGTGTAGTCTACGGTCGGCAAGCCGGGAACGGATGCGATATTGACGCCAAGCGGGCTATAACGTGGGAGACGGGCCATTCTAATAAATCTCAAAAATGTTAGATGTCGGCGATCCCGAGCGGCGTCTCAGGCTTAGGGGTTGGGCCACTGCCTAACATACCGTAGGTAGCAGCCGCTGTGCCGATTGTAGCAATCGCATTGATGACACCAGCGCGCTTTGCCGCTCCAGCCTGCGCCGCAAGCTGACCGGCCTGCGCCTCGTATTGCAACGCCGCTAGTTCGCCCATGCGATCTTGAATGATCGCATTATCCATGCCCATGTAAAGTTCGCCAGCACCCTTGGACAAAGCGAACTGCTGAAGCGAACGGGCGCTGCCGCTGAACGGATCAATGCCACCAGCACCAGCGCGGGCAACAATGGCCGCATCGTTTTCTATGATGCGGTTAAGAACCTCGACGCCTTGCTGCTTGTACTTCAGAACTTCACTTCTGGCCTGAGTGCGGCGTATGGTCGCCATCTCAGCCGCTTGCTGCGCTTGCGCCATCAAGCCACGCGCCTGTGCGCGTCCCGCTTGAACGGACCCAACGGCTCCCAGTGCCGCTGAAGCAACCAAAATATATGGTAGTGCCGCCGCCATGTTACTGCCCCGCACTCATTTTATAATCCAATCCAAGCACCGTCATCTTCAGCGGTGCGTTCTGACTGATGGTGATCTGGCCATCATAACTGTAACCCAAGATGCCGTGCAGCGTCTTCAGGCCAGTGAACTCCGGCACGTCATCATCCAAGATGCTACCCCCAAGACGACGGAACGGAATCTCCTTGCCGTTGATCGTCATTGACTGGGTAGCAAACAATTCGGCATTGACCTCAAAGATGCGCTTCTTGAAGCCTTTGAGCGAGCCGCTGGGAAGGCGCGGCTCCGCTGGAAGGGTCTTTACTTCAGGCGTGAAGTTAAGTCCGACTTGATAGCTTCCAGTCGCTGCTTCTGCGAAAGTGACAGTGTATGGAGAAGCTGGAACAGTCTGGTCAGGCTCGACAATACCGTCACGGACAATCTTAACGGTAGCTGCCTCAAGATGGTCCATATTGACTGAAGACGCTGCACCACCTGTTTTGGCACAATCGAGTAGAACATCTTCATCAAACATCTCCACATAGTAAACGGTCGCGGCGTTGACGGTTCGCTTGGTCACGACATAGATCGTGTCAACGTCTACGCCGATATTGATGAACTCGCCATCCGTCGTCCACTCAGACGGAGCGATGACGTTCTGCGAACGAAGCAATGTGTAGCAAGCGATAGAACCGTCATCGCCATTCACGATCATCAAGCGGTCGCCTTCATCCGTGCTAGTCGCCACACGCACGGCGATTTCTTCCGGCGATTTTAGGAGATGCGACGACAGCAGGGAAATTTTGGCAGACGTGTATGCGTTCACCGTATCCGAGAAGATGAACTCTTGCAGGGCCTTGCCCTGCCGCTGGATGTAGAGCGAAGCACCATCAACATTATGGACGCGCAGGCCCGGCTTCATGCCGAAAGCCGTCTGCTGTTTAACGATAAGGCTCGCCGGGGTAATTGGTTCGTCTAGTGCTTGCGGCACATAGAACTCGCCGCCGGTCGTAAACACCTGTAGGTGCCGACCAGAGTAAACGTCCACCACGGCATTGAACGTGCCGGTATCCAGAGTAGCTTCTACCGCATCATCATCCAGCGCCTCGTTCGGCGCAAAGTCGAAGAATGACGCAACGCGAGAGCCCCAGATCGTAGACGGTCGCGCCTTGCTGCCGCCAAAATACAAGCGACCTTCATGGAAGGTGACGCTCCGAGGCCAGCCACGGGTCGCAGACCATGTGTCTTCATAGCCATGTTCAGTCTCAAAGTCGCCAGACGAGATCGCGCTGTCATCGAAAAACGGAATCTCGACAAACGCGCGGACAACGGTGTCACTGACATATTCAATGATGCGAGCGCGCCCAAATCCATTCAGCACATTGATATACTCGTTAACAGCCGCTGGCTTGAACGCCTTGACCTCGTAGCTTGAAGTTGCGTCTGGCGGCGTGTCCCACGCCGGGAAAACGGTCAAAACCTTAGTAGACGCAACATAATCCTCAACATGACGAGTCTGGCCAGCCCCGGCACCAGAGTTAATCTCAATGAACATTCCGTTCGGCTGGTCATCACTAGTGAAGCTGCTGGCAGCTTTCAACGTGATCGTATTGGACGACCCGGCCTGTGCCGTTCCGTTATCCGTGGTAACGCCAGACGCAGTGATTTCGACATTACCACTGGCGGCGGAAGGCGTGATGTCATACGTCGGTTCATGCGTATCAAGATTAAACGCAAATTTCGGTATGAAATTAAAAACGAGCGTCTCAGCGGTCCACGACGCATCAGTCGCGCCGCGCAGAATTTTGAGCGGCTCAAGGTCTTCGTGGACGACAATCACCGTGTCCGCGCTTTGCGTCCAATTCATCTCAGGCAGAATCGCGGCTGTCAGGTCAGAAACGGTGAGGTAGTCGTTGCCGCTGCCATTGATATTCGTAATCAGAACGCCGTCCTTGACGACATACATCTTGCCCGGTGTGAAGACCAGAATGTAGCTGTCTGAGACGCTAAACTCGAACGGCACCATCCGCACAGCGTTAGCCGCGCCAGCATCAAGTTCAAAGATGAACTTGGTACCGTCGCGGCGTTTCGCTCCTCCCTGCGGCTGAATGGATACATTCCGAGCCGTAGTGAGACCCGACTTGTACTGAGCAATATCAGTACGCGCCCGGAGCTTCGGGTCTAATTCACCAGACGTAAAATCATTCTGGATGCTGACTACGCGCATTAGTAACGAACATCAGTCAGAGGGAACTCGTGGATGACCTGCGCCGGTCGGTCAGCCCCATCAATGTTCATAGCCACACGAACAAGACCACCGCGCATATTGTCACTAGGAGAACCATACGCACGACCGTGGAAGAAGTCTCCCTTTGAGGACTGGTCCGTGATCGGTTCCGCGAACTCTGCCGCCAGTGCATATTTCAGCAACCTCACAAAATAAGGCGGAAATGAGGCGGGTTCTGGACGGAACTGATAATCAATCCAAACCGTCTCATAGTTAGTGTACAAGCCGCCGCTATAGATTTCAAAGTCGCGCACAGGATTAGCCGACACGGCGCTCGTTGTGAAAACGGCTTTGGGATTGCCGAGGATGTCTCCGGGCAGCGCAAACTTGTATTTCCATTCGTTGATTGGCGCGTCAACCAGACGGCCCAAGGCAACTTTCTTGACGGACCACGAATAGGGATACTGCATCAAAAGCGTATCCTGCGTGTCGTCGTACAGACGGTCAGCAATCTGCGCCTCGTCCGTACCATCGCTGAAGCTGGAAAGCGGAGACGCGCCGAGCATAATCAGCGCGTCAGAACAGATTGATAGCTTGGTATCACCAGCAGCCATGTCGAACCTTTAAAAAGAAAGGGGCGGGCCGAAACCCGCCCCAATCTATTAGTCGCCGTCAGTCGCGGCCAGCGTCGTGCCGTCCGCAACGTCAACAACCCCACTCGCGTTCGACAGAACCTGAGTCAGAGTGCTGACGCGAGTGCCACCAGTAGAGGTCACACAATAGATCAGATCGCCCACCGCGAGGGTGTCCGAAATGCTATTGAAATAACCAGCGGTGTTCACGTCGGCAATCGTGTCGGCGGTCTGATAGGTGTAAATGCTAGGAGCATTACCCTT